CAAGTAAATGCTGTATATGATGCTTTGAGATATAATCGTAAACTTTTGATTTCTCCAACTGCTTCTGGTAAATCTTTGATGATTTACTCGATTGTTAGATACTTTGTAGAAAAAGAACATAATATTTTACTGATTGTTCCTACCACTTCATTGGTAGAACAAATGTATAAAGACTTTGATGATTATGGATGGAATGCCGAAGAGCATTGCCATAAGATTTATTCTGGTAAAGAAAAATCTACTAATAAAAGTGTAGTCATTACGACTTGGCAATCAATTTATAATCTTCCTAGGTCTTTCTTTGAGAATTTTGATGTGGTGATTGGAGATGAGGCACATCAATTTAAATCCAAATCTTTGGTTGGTATTATGACGAAGATGGATAACGCAAAGTATCGTTTTGGTTTCACAGGTACTTTGGATGGTTCGCAGACTCACAAGTGGGTTCTAGAGGGTTTATTCGGTCCCTCATACAAGGTTACACAAACAAAGGAACTTATTGAAAAAGGTTATCTATCAAAACTACAAATTAAAGTTCTTTTATTGAAACACAATCAACATCAATTTAATGAATATGAAGAAGAAATACAATATCTAATCACTCACGAAAAAAGAAATAAGTTTATTAAAAACTTATCTTTGGATTTGAAAGGAAATACTTTAATTCTTTTTAATCGTGTTGAAACACACGGTCAACCTTTATATGAGATGATAAATAGTTCAGCAGCAAAAGACAGAAAAATATTTTTTGTTTACGGTGGTGTTGATGCTGAGGAAAGGGAAAAGGTAAGAGAAATTACCGAAAAAGAAAACGATTCAATTATCGTTGCTTCATACGGAACATTTAGTACTGGCATTAATATTAAAAATCTTCATAATATTGTCTTTGCTAGTCCAAGTAAATCAAGAGTAAGAAATTTACAATCTATCGGTAGAGTTCTTCGTAAAGGAGAGAACAAGAACAAAGCAGTTCTTTATGACATTGCAGACGATATTACTTACAAATCAAAAAAGAATTACACTTTAAATCATTTAATTGAAAGAATTAAAATTTATAATGAAGAAAAGTTTAATTATGAAATTATACAACTAGACTTTAAGAAATAAATGGAAGAAGATTTTTATGCTATCATTAAATTAATATCAGGTGAGGAAATACTTTCTAAAGTTTGTCCTTGTGATGAAGAAGATAGGATTATATTAATTTTAGATAATCCTATCACTATGGAATCCATAACAATCCGTAAACTTGGAATATCAACTATCAAAGTAAGTCCGTGGATAAAGTTTGCCGATGACAGTATGTTTGTGATGGATATGGAAAAAGTAATAACAATGACAGAAATAACTGATGAAGATTTAATTAAAATACATCAAAAATTTGTTAGAGAGAAAAATAAAAAGTCCAATAAAAGTGAACTTACTTCTAAAATGGGATACTTATCTTCTATATCTGATGCCAGAAAATCCTTAGAGAAGATTTATAAATCTAATTAAAGATATAATTTATCTTCAACCCTAACAGAGTGATTATAGTCATATTGTTTATAGTTGTCAACTATTGCTATTGTGTGTTATAATAAGGAAAAGTAATCAGTTATGCCAATTTCAAAAATGAATAAAGTAAAGAAAAATCCACATTATGTAAATAATAAAGATTTTCACGATGCACTGATAAATTATAAAATTAAAGTAAATTCTGCAAAAGAAAAGGGTCTTCCCAATCCAGTGATTCCAAATTATCTTGGTGATTGTTTTTTGAAAATTGCTACACATTTATCATATCGTCCAAACTTTGTAAATTATATGTTTCGTGAAGATATGATTTCTGATGGTGTTGAAAATTGTGTTCAATATATTAATAACTTTGATGTAGAACGAACAAATCCCTTTGCTTATTTTACGCAAATCGTTTATTATGCTTTCTTGCGTCGTATTCAGAAGGAAAAAAGACAGATGGAAATCAAAGAAAAGATTCTCGAAAAAAGTGGTTTCGATCAGGTCTTTTCTGTTGATGGTGATGCCTTTAGTTCTTCTGACTACAATACAATTAAAGAAAACATTCAAATGAAACAATATCAATGAAGATTGGATTGATAACAGATACTCACTATGGGTTTCGTAAAGCAAATAAGCCATTTCACGAATACTTTGCTAAATTTTATGATGAAATATTTTTTCCATCATTAAAGAAAAACAAAATCAAAACAGTTATTCACTTGGGTGATGCTTTTGATAGTCGTAAGGGTATTGATTACTGGGCTCTTGATTGGGCAAAAGAAAATGTTTATGATAAATTTCAAGACTTAGGAATTACTGTTTATAATATTGTGGGAAATCACGATGCTTATTATAAAAACAGTAATGAAATCAATGCGATAGATACACTTCTTCAGCAATATTATAATGTAGTTAGAGTTTCTAAACCAACAGAATATATTATTGAAGGAATGAAAACAGTCCTTCTTCCTTGGATATGTGCTGATAATGAAAAAGAAACTTTTGAACTTCTTGAAGAAACAGAAGCAAAGATAGTTTTCGGTCACCTTGAACTAAATGGATTTGCGGTTTATCCAGGACACGTTCACGAAGAAGGATTAGACAAAAAAGTATTTCAAAAGTTTGATAGAGTTTATTCAGGACATTATCATACTCGTAGTGATGATGAAAGAATCTTTTATCTTGGAAATCCATATCAAATGTTTTGGAGTGATGTAAATGACAAAAGAGGATTTCATATTTTTGATACGGATGATTATAAACTAGACTATTATCAAAATCCTTACACGATGTTTGAGAGAGTTTATTATGAAAATAATAATCCAAAAGATTTTGACGCATCTTATTTGACTGACAAAATGGTTAAAATCGTTGTTCGTCAAAGGGATGACTATAAGATGTTTGATAAGTTTGTAGATTCGATAGTTAAAGTGAATCCATTAGAACTTAAAATTATTGAGAACGTTGATGTCTATGATGAAAATGTGAATTGTGATGAAATACCCACAGAGGATACATTGAGTATTTTAGATAAATATGTGGAAGAGTCTGAATTTGAATTAGACAAAAACATAATCAAAAAACTCTTACGGGAATTTTATAAAGAAGCATTGGAAGTAGAATAATGTTTTTACTCACTATCGCAGAAAAAGAAGAAGAAGGGGCATATGCAGTAACCGATTCTAATGGTGAAAAGGCATTATATTTTTTCGAAGAAGAGGATGATGCTGAAAGGTATGCTGGTCTTCTAATGGCGGAAGATTATCCAGAAATGACTGTGGTAGAAGTAGACGATGAAATGGGAATAAAGACTTGTGAGATGTATGGATATAATTATGTTATAATTACCCCAAATGAATTTGTGATACCACCAAGAGATTATGATACTATTCAAACGAATCGCATATCGTAATTTTCTTTCTTCTGGAAATCAACCAACAGAAATAAAATTTACAGATACGCAAACTACTTTAATTGTCGGTGCTAATGGTTCTGGCAAGAGCACAATGCTTGATGCTCTTTGTTTTGGATTATTCAATAAAGCATTTCGTAAAATTACAAAAGGTCAATTAATCAATTCAACCAACGAAAAAGAATGTTTGGTTGAGATTGATTTTAGTATTGGAACAAAAGAATATAAAGTTAAACGAGGAATTAAACCAAATATTTTTGAAATTTGGATTGATGGTTCTCTACAAAATCAAGCAGCAGCATCGGCAGACCAACAAAAACAACTAGAAGATAGTATCTTAAAATTAAACTACAAATCATTTACTCAAATTGTAATTTTGGGGAGTGCTTCTTTTGTGCCTTTTATGCAATTATCTACGGCACATCGCAGGGAAGTTGTAGAAGATTTATTGGATATTAAAATCTTTTCTGCAATGAATGCGGTAATTAAAGATAGGATTAAAAATACAAATGATAAAATCAAAGAACTTTCTTTGAAGCAATCGATGACCGAAGAAAAGGTCGAGATGCAAAAAGAGTTTATTGAAAGCATTGAGAAAAGTGGTAAAGAAAATATAGAAAAGAAAAAAGATAAAATCACTTCTATTACCACTTATATTGACCAGTTAACGGCAGAGAACGTGCAGAAGGTAGAAGAAGTATCAAATACTCTTCAACCCCAGTTAGAGAACCTTCTGGATGCATCTAAGAAACTGAAACAACTTTCTAATTTAAAGGGTAAGATTTCCGAGAAAGTATCAAGTATTACAGAACAGCATAAGTTTTTTAATAATAATTCGGTATGCCCTACTTGCACCCAAACTATCGAAGAAGAATTCAGGTTAAATAAAGTTAGTGAATCTGAAACCAAAGCAAAGGAACTTCAGCAAGGTTATAATGAATTGAAAGAAGCAATTCAACAGGAGGAACAAAGAGAACGTGAATTCAATGTCGTTTCAAAAGAGATTGGGTCTTTAAATAATGAAATTTCTAACAACAATGTTAAAATTTCCCAACTTAATAAACAATCAAGAGACCTGGACCAGGAAATTCAAGACATTACCAAAAAAATTAAAAATAGAAATACTGAAAGAAAAGTATTAACTGAATTAGAAAAAACTTTAGATTTAATTCAAACTGAAAAGGCAAAAAATAAAGAAGATATTTCTTACTTTGATTTTACACATTCATTAATGAAAGATGGTGGAATCAAAGGAAAAATTATTAAGAAGTATCTTCCTCTTATGAATCAGCAGATTAATAAGTATCTGCAAATGATGGACTTCTTTATTAATTTTACTCTCGATGAAGAGTTTAATGAAAAAATCAAATCTCCTATTCACGAGGACTTCACATATGAAAGTTTTAGTGAAGGAGAGAAGATGAGAATTAATCTTGCGATTCTTTTTACTTGGAGAGAAATTGCAAGAATGAAAAATTCAGTCAATACCAATCTTCTTATTTTGGATGAAGTGTTTGATAGTTCTTTGGATTTTATGGGAACAGACTATTTTACAAAAATTATTAAGTATGTTATAAAAGATACTAATATATTTGTGATTTCGCATAAGACAGACGAATTGATTGATAAGTTTGATAGAGTTATAAAGTTTGATAAAATTAAAGGATTTAGTAAGGTAGTATTATGATTGGAATTGTGGGTAATGGATTTGTTGGAAATGCAGTTTATCAAAATCTAAGAGATAAAATAACTTGTAAAGTTTTTGATGTTGATAAAAACAAATCTTTTAATACTTTGGAAGAAGTTTTAAAGCAGGCATTTATTTTTGTATGTCTTCCAACTCCTATGAAAAGTACGGGAGAGTGTGATCTCTCTATTTTGGATAGTTTTTTTAAAGACCTTCCAAAATCTGTTGATGGTATTTTTATAATTAAATCGACGGTTCCAATTGGAACAACCAAAAAATATTCTAAAAAGTATAAAGTCATTCACAATCCAGAATTTTTAACTGCTAGGAATGCAGTTGAGGATTTTAGGAATTCAGAAAGGAATGTCGTTGGTGGAGATAAAAATCTTTGCCAACAATTTGTAAATTTTTTTAAAACTATATTTCCAGACATTCCAAGTATTATAACTAGTTCTGATGAAAGTGAAGCAATTAAATATTTCGCAAATAGTTTCCTTGCCTGTAAAGTAGCATACTTTAATAAAATGTATGATCTTTGTGAAGCAGTTGGAATGAATTATGAAACTGTTTGTTCTGGTGTAACTTCGGATAGTCGAATTGGAAATTCGCATACTCAAGTTCCTGGATTTGATAATGATCGTGGGTTTGGTGGCACCTGCTTTCCAAAAGATCTGAATTCTCTGATAGTTCAGATGGAAACGCACGGAGTGAATGCGGATATGCTAAAGTCTGTGTGGTCCTATAACCAACAAATTCGCACGGTCATAGATTGGTCTACTTCTCAAAATGGTTGACTGACCTTTGGTTTTTTGGTATGATTGGTGAAGGTAAATGTGCCTTATGACCTACACAACTTTTACTATTACTATGACTGAAAACGCAAATACTAATGGTTTCTGGAAATACAACGAAGACAAAATCCTGAAACAACTTGAAGAATATATTGCTGGTACTTATAATCAGCATT